TCTTGTGTCTGACTTGCATAGACACGATAGTTTCTATTGGCTCCCCGAGTTTTATCTATCAACTTCTCATGGCCAATAGTAGGTGGGTTGAACCTCCCAAACGTAAATGCAACAGATTTAGTCATTCTTATTTAACTTTTCTAAAATCTTTTTAGTATCTTCTTTGATTTCACCAATATCTTTGACGATCTCTGCCTGTTGAACCTGAATGATAGCAATTTCTTTTTCATTCTTTATCACTTTATGAATAGCGGCAGTGTTGTCTTTAACCTGTGTATCTGTTCCAGAAGCCCACCATATTGCTGCAACTGCTTGTGTTACTATAAAAATCCCGACTACGGGAACTGTCCAGTCGTTGGCCATTGTTATTATTATCCTTTTATCCAGTTCTTATCAGTAGTGAAATTAGCTTTACTAAACTCTAATCTATCTACCAACTTGATTGCCTTACCAACATGATCTATAGCTACAAACCCTTCAGGCGCTGTTACTCTGTAACCATTGGGAGTACGAATAAATGTGCCTATATTTTCAGCTCGTTCTAACTTTCTTAATATTTGTTCCTTAGCAGCCTGTAAAGTTATATAAGATGCTATAACAAAGTATAATGATCTTTTATATTTATTATATTCTAAAAGTCCATCTTTCTTTACTTGTGTCCATTTCTCTTTACCTTTCTTACTTTTCATACTTTTTATCTTATCATCTAATTTCTTTTCATAAAATTTACCAAAAAAAGCCAACACTTCTCTGGTATTTTCTATCCTTTGGCCACCTCTAATATAAGAATTTAAAAATATCTTCATCATTCCTGCAGGTGTCCATACATTCTTATTTTTGATATCCTTAGCGATAATAGGAAGATAACTTTTAGCAGACTTTAAAGATCCAACTGCCATCCTAAGAACCCTATGAAACTTCTTAGATTCAGCATCAGTAAACATCACACTACCCGATGTATCTTTAAAGGTTGCATCAGTCGACCATACTGATTTGGATTTTGAGAGACTGGAAGAATCAGCTCCAAATTTAGCTTTCAATGATTTCATAGTCCTGCCTGTATATCTGGTGTGCCATACTATTCCAATTTTAGATGATAAAATTTCTCTAGCCATATGACTGCGAACTGATACAGCATAAGTGATAGTATTTGGTGTAAAAACAATTACACGATCACCGTCAATATTATCACCTTTCAATTCATCTGAGGTGTATAACAAATCACCTTGCCAAATACCAGGAATATTTAATGCTGGTAATGTAGCCAATGCCACTTTAAGTTTTTTATTCAAACCGGAGCCCGGATGGTTCTTATCAATATCAGCATTGGTGTAATTGATTTTTGGAACTTTGTTAAAGATATGTTTACCTCCAACAAAGAACTTACCATTCTCTGGATTAATACCGGCCCAAATGGCTGGTGCACCGTCCCACTTGACAGTCACATTCACTTTACTTTTACTGTGACCACTCAGCATTTTATCCAATGCGACAAGAAATGCTATAGCATTTTTACCACCTCGGACACCATTGTTTAGAATATCATCCTCAAGTTCTAAAGGTGTTCCAGATGAGTATTCTTATCTTCCATAAGAATGCCCAACGGAACACGATTGGCCTCCTGATATTGTTTAAAGTTATACATATTCAGCGTGTATATTCCATTTCTTTGAGTAATGCCTGTGAGTTAAAAATTGGCTGAGATTTATCATAGTTCTATTATACCATAATTCACTAGCTTATGTCAATCACATATGCGACTCATCTTGTCGTATGCGAGACATATAACTATATAAGTATATTCTAATCCATTACTATACCCGGACTGGTAATATATAAAGATTTACCAGACCATCCACCAGCAGCACGGGTCCGCATAGTAATAGGAACTACTACACTGTGATGGAAAAAATTAAATTTTATCTTGAATTGTTGTGTTCCTGTAGTAAATTCGGATGAGATACGTTTTAAATTTGTAGCTTTTGTATTAGTCAACATTTCTTTATACGTTTCATCTTCACTGACACTCTTTATTGTGGAATTTCCAGTTGGAGAACCTACCAATAATTTATATGGACATGGTGTCTCCCCACCATCAGTACCAAACGTATAAAAAGCTATTGTATTCAAAAAGTAAACTAAATTTTTAGGTTGAGTTATATGATTAATTATCGCTTTGATTAAAGATTCTCTATAATTATAATAAAAATCTTTTTTATAAAAATCTAACCTATCTTTTTTAAGAGCTCTAGCCACCAGACCAAAATTATCTTTAGAGCCACTCTCACTAGGTGGCTCGTTTGCAATATTAATTTTTTTTAATGCAAGCACCGATGCAGGTTTCTTAACCTTCCTAACAGCAGCTGCCCATGAAGCATTCATCATTTTTTCTGTAGCACTTTCTTGTTTTTTATCTCCCAGTTTACCAAAGAAAGCATATATGTTAGTATTAAATTTAGGAGTAGCATCTGCACCACCAGAAGAAATTTTATTAGAATATCCTTGAAAACATCCACCCTCCATTTGAAGTATGACATCAGATGGATTTCCCTTACCGATACCAGCTGGTTTCAAAGCTGGAGTCCAATACAATTTATCCCATTTTCGTTTATTTGCTTTTAAATCAGCTGTAACCGCTAACGAATTTCTATATCCTATTTCAATATCTCTTTCGGGTGTTTCATCTATATCAATCAAATCTTTAAGTTCAGAATATTTTATATTATTTTCTTCGCCAGTAAATATTCCAGTAGTTTTGTTTCCTTCTGTACAACATTTATTCATAAAATCTTTAGCATTTTTAAAGTTTGTATGTTTTAAAAAATATACCGTCATAATTTCATTCACATTAGAAGAACCCGTAGCACTTTTTCTAGTAGTCATTCCATAATGACCTTTAACAGTTTTAGCTGATATGGAAATATAATATGGTAAAAGAACCTCATCATATTCATCACCAAAAACTTCTATTTGAAATGCAAACTTACCCTTACTAGCAGTTTTAATTAAATCCCAAGTAGCCTTGATGTCCTTTGTATGAATATTTTTATATCTTATAATTGCACCTCTTTCTATATCATACTCTTTAGCTATCTCTCTAGTAACAGCTCGATCTATAGTGGGATCAATATTATAATATGGATTCCAAACTCCTTTCTGTTGATAGTCAGGTGAAATTGTAGGCATATCTTTATTTTAAATCCGGTCGGGTTCTACTCCATCGAGGAGCATTATTCCAATACACTACAGGTTCTATTCCTAAAAATTGTAGGAGTCTATGCCAATTACTTCCTATCCATCTCTTGGCTTGCACCCACACTCTTTTCATATAATTTTTAAACTTACTCCATATCTTTCTAATCTTATCAAATAGTGCTTCAGATAATATTTCACCTTCCAAACTCTCCAGTTCTTCGGTCATATTTTTGATACCTAAACCAACTGCACTATAGATACTATAAAACCCTGTCTTTTTTGTTGCACCAGTTCTTGGATCTCTTAATCTCTGTGATGTAGACTTAAATCTTGCCTCTGGTACTACTTGACTTGCAATCTTTTTGACATAACCTTTGTCTCTAAAGGCATCGTGTATGTCGGCAGGGTCACCAGACCAAGGTGTGACTAAAAAATACTGAGCGGCAGCAGGACTTTTACCACCAAACTTCTGCACGCCTGTCATCGCTTCGTAAGTAAATGCATATGCAAACTTTGGATTTCTCGCAAAGGTTGTTCTTAAATCTTTCTTAAACCTTTGGTGTATTTCATTAGTTTTATTAATCAGTTCTGACTTCTTATTCTTTACAAGTTCTGCAGCATTACCCTCTACATCAGGCATTGTAGTAGACATCATTTCTTTAAAATAACCTTCTAAAGTTTTGATTGCACCATCAATAGGAATATTACCAGTACGACACGCTGCATAAAATGTAGCGGTGGCTTCTGATTTACCACCACTCATCAACTGAGCACCTTTGCCAGTCTTTAATGATATTCTTTTGTTACCGATAATGAAATCGGTCTTGGGAGTCTTGGTTGCACCGGGAGCCTTACCTCCTGGAAAATATTGGGCCCAATCAGATGTAACATCATATGCATTTTTGGGCATCTGACCTTTGCCGGTCAGTCTTAAATCTTTTACAATTTTTTCACCGGCATCTGGTGAGATTTTCTTATCTCTTGGTTTATATGCTGGGCCGCCGGCAGCTGCAACAATGAGTTTTTCCATCTCAAAGGCGGCAGATGTTTGTGCTTCTTGTAAAATAAATTCTTCAAAGGATTTCATCCTAATATTTATTAAACTTTGAAGTCTGCAAACCTATCAATTACTTCTTCTTCCTGCCCTGTATCTACTAAATCTTCTTGAGCTGTCTGATTAACGTCATATAATTTCATCTTGGCTCGATCAACACCAATGATAAATTTCTTATTGGATGTTGGGTCTGCATATCTATTCTTTAATTGTTTAACCAACATCTGATTCAACTCTTGTAATTCGTCTGTTGATATCAAAGCAAACATTAAATCAGCAGTCGCTGGTAACCCAAATGATTCACTGGTATCTTCCAAACCAATATCTGTTGATACAAACCCACTTCTTGTCGTTTGCGTTGCGCTCATAATTGGTATATTAAATTCTACTGCAAGACCTCTCATTTCTTCTGCAATGCCTTTGATATATGTGTAAGAGTTTACATTACTACCGTACTTAAATCGACTAGATGCACAGATGTTTATATAATCTATGAACACAATGTCTGGTTTAAATTCTTTCTTCAACTGCAACTCATTTAGTAATGCACGAAAATGACCACAATGAGCTGAAGCTGTTGGATACTCTTTGACTATCAGATTACCTTGAGTCTTTTTCTGTATTCTACCAAACTTATCATCATACATATGTCTAGGAAGATCATGCAAATCATCCATAGTCACATTCATTAAGTTGGCATCAATTCTCTCTGCAATCTTTTCTTCAGCCATCTCTAATGTAATATACAATACATTCTTACCCTGCATCAAAGTTGATGCTGCAACATGACACATGAATAATGATTTACCTACACCTGTGCCGGCGAGTGCAATATTCAATGTCTTATTTGGTAGACCGCCTTTTGTAATACGATTAAAGAAATCTAAATCAAATGGAATCTTATCTTCTGTCGTATGATAGAACTCATATCTATCATCATGCTGTTCCATATAATCATGGCCGATATGTTTATCAAAAGAAACAGCCAATGCCTCTGACAAGATACTTGGTAAAGCATCTGGAGACTTATCTTTTTCTTTACCATCTATGATATGAATACCATTGAGTATGGCATTATAAATGGCTTTATCTTTACACCACTTTTCAGTTTGATCTACTAACCAATCTAAAT